TTTTTGCAAGAATATAGTAACTATTGATTATCTAACACGGTTATAGTATTATAGTAATGATGAAGCTTGATCTCGATTATTTTGAAATAATTATTGCTTACAAGGCCTTAACTGATGAAGTATATCTCGCTTCTATAGTAGACGCTCTCAAGCCGAAATATTTTAAAAATAAGGATATACAATCGATCTTTACAATTATACGCGATTTTTATGAAAAGCGTAACGCTGTACCCACAATAACTGAACTCAAATCATATCTAATAACCGACGAACTCAAGCAAGCGTTAAAAAACATTGTACAGCAATTTACAAACGTAGATAAAAATTTAAATACTGATGAACTATTTGCAAATACAGAAACGTTTCTAAAAGAAAAGGCCGTTTACCATACAATGATGGAAGTTGTGGAGGATATTAATAAGAATGACGTCGATACAACAAAAATTCTAGAAAAGTTTGATAAAGCTTGTAGTATCTCGCTAACAACAGAGATCGGCCTTGATTTATTTTCTAACATCGATCAAGTTATAGCTGATTTGAATGCGAGTGAAAAATATATACCTACTAAATGGAAATGGTTAGATGAAAAAATTGGCGGTGGTCTTTTAGAAGAAGGACGCGCATTATATTTGTTTGCAGGTGAAACTAATATTGGTAAGAGTATATTTTTGGGAAATATTGCTGTAAATATTGCAAGTCAAGGCAAGACTGTTCTACTGATTTCTCTTGAAATGCCTGAAATGATTTACGCAAAGAGATTATGCGCAAGTGTATCTCGAATTCCTCTTAGCCATTTAAAAACCGAATCAAACACTCTAAAAGCACAAATTGATGAGTATTGTATTGAAAATCCAAATTCAAGAATAATTATTAAAGAATTTCCTCCTGCAAGTATTACAACAAATCATTTACGCGCATTTATTAAAAAATTAATTCAAAAAGGAATTAAAATTGATGCAATAGTATTAGACTATGTCAATTTATTACGCTCAACGATAGGTGATACGAGTTATGAGCGTATTAAGGTTTGTACAGAGCAATTACGCGCTTTATCGTATATTTTTAATTGCCCTATTATTTCTGCAACACAGCTAAACCGCGATGGTTATGAAACGTCTGATCCCGGTCTCAAGACAATTTCTGAGAGCATAGGACTAGCAATGACCGGTGACGTTTTATTAAGTATATGGCAGGAAGATACAGATAAAGAGCTCGGTGTAATAAAAATGGGATTTATGAAAAATAGATTTGGACCAAATTTCGGTCATTGCGCCATGAGAATTGATTATTCAACACTAACAATAACGGAGGATGAACATATAAACGACACTGAGGCTAGTACCTCTTCAATAAATACGTTGTCAAAATTAGCTTTAAACAATTGATTTAATAAATAAATGTATTAATTAGTTGTTGAAGGTGAAAGGGTACGAACCATCTAGGCAAATAACAGAATACGAGCAAACACATATGTTTCTTTCGTTTTGTTCACTTGTTACTTTAACAAGCACGAAGAAATTAAATCTTGCTAATGTTTTTATAGCTGTTTTAAAAGATAAATCAATGAGAGATCTTTTTAGAAAATATTGCGATTTTGAAAATAATTTTGGAGCATTAAAATTTTTCTTGCAATCTGATCCAAGCTTGCATAAAAGTAAATACATTATGAAATTCCTTAACAACAATAAGAATATTTTAGAAAATGAGTAAAATCGTTAACGCAGCGGTACATTTAGATAAAAAGAAGTGTACAGATAAGGCATATTTTGATCGTGCATGGAGAACTTTTAGTCGTGAAGTTTTAAGACAAGGAGTGCTTGAGGACCTCAGATTTAAAAGATGTTATTATAAACCAAGTGTATTAAAAAAACTTAAAAAACAAATCAAGCACAAAAAGTGGAAATACTACAATTGATTACTGAATTTGAAAAACATATTTATAATACCTATCTCAAAACATTACGAACTTCACGCAAGCTACCGTTTAAACTGAGACAAGATTTTTCTGAGCTCGACGCACAACTCTACAATACATTAAAGAAACTCTCACACTTTTTTAAGAAACACGCACATATTAAAGTAGAAGATTTTTTTAAGGCACCGTTTTCATTATATAAAGACGAAACGTTTTTTTCTTTAGAGTTTTTTTACACGCTCAAAGCTATCAAAGCTTATACACTTTTAAATAAAAAACAAACAATGCAAGACCCAGACAACATAGAACAATTAGAGTTTATTAAAAAATCACTAATTTTTATATATAATTTTTGCAAAACTAACCACATATCCTTAGATCAATATATTTTTCACAAGACAAATAATGAGTATTCTTTTATGTTACATCTTCAACAGCATAATGTAAGTGTTTATGCTTTGCTAGGGTTTGACAATTTTGAAAGTTTATTAAAAAAGCAAAACTGTGAAATTGCAAAATTTGTTATTGGCGAAGATTTATATAATAATATTCCTGTCTTTAGAACAAAACTTTATAATTCAAATAAAGCATTTAATTTAGTCAAACTTGGTATAAAAAAACTTGAAATGAAAGCTTGATTATATTTTTTTTTACAGTATCATATATATTATGAATACATTTACTACATCGATGTTTGAAAGCATTAAGGGCGCTCTTACTAAGAATAACAACGTTTCTTCAAAATCTAAGGATTATCTACGCTGTGAAGTTGGTAATACATATCTTGTACGGCTATTACCAAATATTAAAGACGCTAGCAAAACCTTTTTTCATTACTATTCTTATGGTTGGAATAGTTTTACAACCGGTGAATTAGTTACTGCGATTAGCCCCACTACTTGGAATCAGCGCGATCCGATTGCAGAAGAACGTTATCGTATTTTGAGAACCGGTACGGAGCAAGAGAAAGAACGTGCTTTAGCTATTATTAGAAGAGAAAACTGGCTTGTAAATGTTTATGTTATCAACGACCCGGTTAACGCTGATAACAATGGAAAAGTAAAGGTTTTGCGCTTTGGTCGCCAGTTACATAAGATTATTATGGGTGCTATTGAAGGCGATGAAGCTGAAGATTTTGGCCCGAGAATATTCGACCTTTCCCCTAAGGGTTGTAATTTGCGTATTAAGGTTGAGAAGCAGGGTGATTACCCTACCTATGTTTCATCAAAGTTTTCCTCTCCAAAGGAAATCGAGGGTCTTGATTTGTCATCCTATGAAAAGGTATATAACAGCGCATTTGATCTCGAAACTTATGTTACTGTTAAAAGTTATGACGAGCTAAAAGAATTACTCGATAAGCATTATAATGGCACGACTCATGAACATTCCGTTGTGGAAAAGGTAGACGTAAAGGTAAGTGCCCCAGTACCTGAAGTTGAGGCAACTATAGCTAGTAAAAAGGTAGCTCCGAAGCCGGTAAGTAAGAAAGAAACTACGGAAGACGATACAATTAGCGATCTATTAAAAGACCTATAATACATGTTTGAAGATTCACTTACACCAGAGGAAATTAATGATCTAAAGCTTACAACGCTTCAATTTATGGGTCAACATCTTTCTGGTGATGTTAAGGAATTGAATAGAAATATTGTTGGACAGTGTACAACTTTAAAAAATGTTGCTCTTAACCCTACAGAAGTATTAAAGACAATACCAAGCGTTAATACATTACCAGCCGCGACAGTGGTTAATGCTGGTATAAATGTTAATCACAACGGTCCACTTCCAGTACAAAGAGCTGTACAGCTACAACCTGAGGTTTATAACGATCCAAACCAATTAGAATTTGACTTCAACAATTGCAATTATGCTAAATTAATTTTTGAGCGGCTAGACGCCATTGAATCAAAAATAGCAAAAATACTCGATAAGACTGGTAGTTAATAGTTTGTTGTTGATTTTTGGTAAAAAATATTCTATCATAAGTATTAATGAAACTCGCAATTCGCGATAAAGATATTTTTCTTAACAATCTCATTACCCCATTAAGTAAGATTGCTGACTCGGCTGTTTTGAAAGTTGAACCGAAGAAAATTACTTCACTTATCTCTACAAGTGATAATACAATTATAGTATCAGCAGAGTATGAAGATGAAAATATTAATGTACAGAAAATATTAAACATTCCAGATCTTAAAAAATTTAATCGGGTAATCTCGTGCATTGAA